CAAGACATCACAACCGTCGGCGCCGCGCCCGACTGAACCGGCGCCCGATCCCGTCGATCTGCCCGACGATCTGGCCGTGACCGACCATATGCGCCGGATCGCGGTGCGCGACTTCGAGGCTGCGGGCAGCATCCAAGAGCGCGCCGCCGCGAGCCGAACCGTCCGCGACGCCGAAGAGGCGCACGAGACCCGGAAGCGCGACATGGTCAAAAGCGAGCAAGAGGCCCAGACCCTTATGCACCGAGATCAAGTGCAGGCCGTGATCGCCGAGGAGACGGGCAAGCTGCGCTCGCTCCTCGAGGCCATGCCGGCCGCCATCGCCCAGGCAGCCAACCCATCCGACCCCGAGTTAGCCCGCGACACCGTGGCCGACTACCTCGAGCAAGTCTTCAGCACACTCAGCAACACCGGCAATGCCCTGCGCCTGGATTCCTGATTCAAGCGCCCGCGCCCGCGCCATGTGGCAGGCCCAATGGGTGCCGCACCCGCGGCAGTCTGTTACCGAGTGGGCCGAGGCCAACATCTCTTTTTCGTCTCGCTTCACGTCATCCCCCGGGCCGTTCCGTGTTCGCTCCTACCCTTATATGCGCGAATGGCTCGACGCGTTCCACCCCGCCAGCAGCGTTCGTTCCATGGCCCTGCTTTGCGGCGCCCAGGTGGCGAAATCAACCGCCATCCAAGTCGGCATGGCTTACCGCCTGTGCCGCGCACCAGCGCCGGCCCTCTGGGTGCTGGACACGCAGACCAACGCCCAATCTTTTTCCGAGTCGCGCTGGCAAGTGATGATCGACGACAACGAAGTGCTCCGCGCCGAGATGCCCGGCAACAAAGACAAATTCAAAAACCTCGACCAAGCCTTCCGCCGAATGCACCTCTGGTTCGTCGGGTCCAACAGCCCGGGCAACTTGGCCGGCCGTTCCATTTCGCTCCTCTGCCTCGACGAGGTCGACAAATACAAAACCAAGACCAAGCAAGAGGCCGCCGCCGTCCAGCTCGCCGTGCAACGCACCGCGTCGTTCCCCATGGCCCTGATCGTGCAAACCAGCACGCCGACCACGCAGGAAGGCTCGATCTGGAAGGCCTGGCTCGAGGGCGACCAGCGCCGCTTCTGGGTGCCATGCCCACATTGCCAGGCAATGACCCTGCTCAACTGGCCCATGATGAAATGGGACGACGACGCCAAGATCAGCGAAAGCCAATGGGATCTGAAGCGCGTCCGCGAGACCGCCCGCCTCGAGTGTCCCCATTGCGCCGGCCACATCACCGACGCCAGCAAAACCAAAATGCTCCGCGAAGGCGAATGGCGTGCGGAAAACCTCGGCGCTCTCCCTGGGCATCGCAGCTACCACCTTTCCGCGCTCTACTCCGTGCGCCGCAGCTTCGGCGCGCTGGCCGTCAAATTCCTCCAAGACAAACAATCCCTTATGGGCTTGCAGGATTTCGTCAACAGCATCCTTGCCGAGCCGTGGGAAGAGGCCATGACCACCGAGAGCCGGCCGCTCACCGTCGGCGAATACGCCCTGCGCTCGCCAGTTGAGGAAGGCACGGCCCGCATCATGGCCGTCGACGTTCAGCAAGATTGCGTTTATTTCGTCTGCCGCTCGTTCGCCAAAGACGGCAGCAGCAAACTCATCGACGAAGGCCGCTTGACCACCTGGGCCGACCTCGAGTTCAAAGTCACCGAGCTCGGACTCGACACCCAGCGCAACATCGGCGGAATGATGGCCAAGTTGGTCGTGGTCGACAGCGGATTCCGCACCGACGAAGTCTTGGACGTTTGTATCCGCAACCGATACATCCCGGCCAAAGGTGAAGACCGACTCGAAGGCTACGGCGTCAAATTCGGCAAATCCCTCCGCAAAGCCATCTCCGTCATCAAACCCTACCGCCGCGGCTGGTTTCTCATGCTCTTCAGTTCGCCCGCCGCGCAGGACGTTCTTGAGTGGCTCCGCGGCGGCCAAGGCCCGGCCTGGACCGTAGCCGCTGATGCCTCCGAAGAATACAAAGCGCACCTCGACGCCCACCGCAAAATCATGCGCCGATCACCCCTGACCGGCCGCGAGACCTACCTCTGGAAGCAGATCGGGCGCCGCCCGAACCACATGCTCGACGCCGAGCTCATGATTTTGGCTTTGGCCGAATATGGCAACATCATCAAGCCCGCCGCGGCCGCGCCCGCCGATTGACATCCGATCGCGTGAGCAATGTCGCCACGCTCCTTTGTTTTCAGTGTTTGGGTCGCCAACAACAAAGACGCGCTGAAAACAGTCGCGGCGCTTGAGACGATCGCCGCCAATAATTTCACCGTGGCGAAAGAGGGTGGGCGCGTTCTCGTCAGCGCCTCGATGGGTGGCAAGTCCTACAGCTACAGCCTCCCGCCCGACCAGACCGCCGGCACCGTCGCCGAGCTCGCCTTCTACGCCTGGAACCAGATCCGCAATCTGTCCAGCGCCGACCTTGAACTCTGGCTGACAAGGAAGACCAGCAAGACCGCCATCATGGCCTTCAACTACCCGCTGCACTGATGAAACTCGCCGACCGCTGGAAACTTGTGACCAAAGCCTTCAGCCCGAAGGCGCAAAGCTACGATGCCGCGCGGCCTTCGATTCAGCGTCGATTCCCTTACAACGCGACCGCGACCGACAGCCATATCGACGTATCCGGCGCCGACCGCGAGCGGCTGATGAAACTCTCGCGCTGGGTTTACAACAATATGCCCTTTGTCCGTGGGCTGATTTGCGAAAAGGCCCGATACGCCACAGGCACAGGCATCCGCCCGCAGGCCCGAAGCGGCGACGAGGCATGGGACAACGCCGCCGAAACTTTCTTTGAGCAATGGAGCCGCGTGGCCGACATCCAAGGCCGCTACACTTGGCGCGAGATGCAGCGCATCGCCTCGGTCGCTATCGACCGCGACGGCGAGGTTTTCTTCCGCGCCACAGCGCAATCGACCGGCTATCCCGCGTTGCAACTGATCTTGGCCCACCGCATCGGTGACGCTCGCTCGTCTATTTACGAGCCCAGCAACCCGACCGCCCGCGAAGGCGCGCAGAACATTATCGACGGCGTGGTGGTCAATCCGCAGCTACGCCCCATCTTTTACCGCCATCTGGTCGGCGACGGCGTTGACCCCGCGCAGCGTTTTGAGGACATCCCGGCGCAGCAACTCATCCACGTTGGCGAGGCCAGCCAGGGCGACGAGTTGCGCTACGTCACGCCGCTCGCCCCGTCCATCAACCACCTCCGCGATGTGTCCGATGCCATCTCGTTTGAAAAGATGGCGCTCAAAATTTCCTCCTATATCGCCCTCGCCATCAAGTCCTCCAACCCGCAGGGCGCGGATTTCTTTGGCGAGGCGACCCACTCCGTCAACAGCCAAGACAACAGCGAAGTCACCGTCGAATCCCTCGGCAACGCGGGCGGCGCCATCCCTCGTCTCGGCATGGGCGAGGACTTGATCTCGTGGACATCCAACCGCCCCACGCAAAATTTCCGCGAGTTCTGCGACCTCCTCCTCCGCGAAGTCTGCCTCAACATCGGCGTGCCGTGGGAATTTGCCGCGCGTCCCGCCGATGCCGGCGGTGCCGCCCTGCGCGCCGTGCTCGTCCGAGCGCAACGCACTTTCGAGCAACGCCAAGCCCTGCTTATCGACCGCCTCTGCTCCCGCGTTTGGGCGCACGTCATCACGCTAGGAATGCAGCGCGGCCTAATTCCGCAGAATGAAAATTGGTGGCGCGTCGAATGGCAGCGCCCGGCAGCCGCGTCTGTGGACTACGGACGCGAAGCACAAGCAAACCTCAACGATGTCCGCGCCGGCCTCCGCACTTACTCCGAGGACTACAGCGAGCGCGGCCTTGAGTGGAAAGACCAACTCCGCCAGCGCGCCGTCGAGGCCAAGTATCTGGCCGACTTGTCCACAGAGTTTGGCATCAGCGCCGACTCTATCGCCACCTTCAATCCCAACCCTGCACCGCCGACAAACAACGGCAGCGCATTGACACCGCAGCAAGCGCAATGAGTCGCCACTGGTATGCAATTCAACAGACCGCAGACGGCGAAGCCGAAGTGTCCATTTATGATGAGATCGGTTTTGGTGGCGTCACCGCAAAATCCTTTCTTGCCGAACTCAAAAAACTTTCCGGCCAGCGTGTTCACCTCCGCATCAATTCTGTCGGAGGATCAGTTGTCGAAGGAGCCGCAATCTACAACGCGCTACGTCGGCACAAGGGCGGCTTAGTTGTTCACATTGATGCACTTGCGGCGTCGATGGCCTCGGTCATCGCTATGGCTGGCGACGAGACTCTCATCGCCGACAACGCGCTTGTCATGATCCACAACCCGTGGGGCATGACGATGGGCGATGCCGACGAACTCCGCAAAGAAGCCGACATCCTCGACAAGCTCAAGGCCACGCTGGTCAACGCTTACGTCCGCAAGACCGGGATGGAAGCCGAGCAAGTCGCGCAAATGATGGATGACGAAACGTGGCTCGATGCCACCGAAGCCGTGGCCCTCGGCTTTGCCGACGCCATCGAAGACGGCATCGAAGCCGCCGCCTCCATCACC